GTTGGTATGCTACTGAGGATGGTCACACAACCTCTGTCGCACACTGGTTGGAAGAGGATGACTTCCGCAAGAATGGCGGCGTCATGAATCACGAGACCTTGGATTCCATTCAGAAGCGCAAAAAACCGTTCACGGTCGATTACACGGGATTCGGATGGGTTCTGATCAAGAAGGGTGTTTTTGAAGATGAGAAGATGGAGTATCCTTGGTTTGCTCCAAAGATGCAACAGTTTGAATCTGGCAAAGTTCAAGACATGTGTGGTGAGGACGTTTCTTTCTGTCTTGATGCAAAAGAAGCGGGTTATGAGATCTGGTGTGATCCCCGGATTCGCGTTGGGCACGAAAAAACACGTATTATCTGATGAAGTATAATTTGGATGTAAAAGGAGAAAGAATGGGCGAAAATCTTTCTCCTGAAGCATTAAGTGAACTGCTTGACAATTTGGCGGAACGATTTTATGATCATAAGGTCGAACCCGAAGACATCGTTGTAATGGAGGTTATCGAATGAAAGTTAAGAAGAGTTTGTTGGGTAAAGTTTTTGTTGAATCGACGCCCAAGAAAACACGTCAAGGAATGGGAAAACATACTAAGTTTTCCGCTTCTTCTCGTAACGGACGTAAAAAACGATATCGCGGTCAAGGTAAATAATGAAACTTGAACTTCGCACCTATCTCGCTCCCAGTAAAGTCTGTGACGGGGTAGGTGTTTTTTCTTTGGTTGATATACCAAAAGATACATGTATCTTTACACCTTCTCAAACTGAATACATATTGTGGACAATGGTTGATGCACAACTTCATGAAAGAATTGCAACCTTAACTTATTATGATGAGAATGGATTCTGGATTGATAGTGATTTGGACAAATTAGGTCCTCAATATTACATAAACCATTCCCATGACCCAAATGTCGCTTACAATAAAGACACGGGTAAACTCTACGCTATTAAGGACATTCCGAAAGACGTAGAACTCACTGATTATTATTTTCCAGGAGAAAGAGATTGGCTTATCTAAATCATAGTCTTCCCGATTGGTCTTGTTACATCCGTAATGAGTTTCTTTTCAATCATAAAAAAGGGCACGGTGAAGTGACTCGTTGTGATGTTCATTCTGTTGCGAGTATAGAAAAAAGAACGCCAATGTTTGAGGCGTTTCTTGAGAATGGTGTTAACTGGACAAGAAGACCTCTACATGCGTTCTGTTGGAAACCTGATGCGCCGATTGAACCACTCGAAGATACAATGTATTGGGATTGTTTTTCTCCCTATATCGACGTTCAGAGACGACATAGATTGGCGGGATTGAAAGCAGAATTAATTCGTCCTGATAATCAGAAAAGAGTGGGAACCTATATGTTCACTCTCGATTGGTCATGGGAGAACAAAGGTATGCCTGATTTGAATTTCTCTGAAACACCAGAACATAAGTGTGCTCACCTGTTCAAAATGGAAAATGGCAATTATTATGCTTATCCAAACAATCGGATTATTTGGTATGATGATGCCTGGACTTTTAATCGTATCAAGGCAAATCCTGGATATGAAATTGACCTGACAGTTTACGCTGTTGAAGGTCGTCGAACAATTGAAACTAGTGATGACTACATGTACGAAATCACAGATCTTAAAAAAGGAGAATCAAAATGACCACGAATAAAGATTTACGTGCAACCTGGGAATCAACCCTGATGTCCGATTATTGGACATTACCAACCAAAGAAAATAAAAAGAAAGTTCTTCGTGAAATTGATAATGATGATTGGGCATCAGATGACGTTGAGTCTCTGAATGAAAATAAATAAAATCAAACGAAGTTAGAACGCTTATGTTACTTCCACATCCCGACGATTATATGCATCAGTTAATCGTAACTTCAGGAGGAGATGCAGTCAGGATGTGGAGGGAGGAAATAAAAAAGGCATGGGAACATCAATGTGCCTATTGTGGTAGTAGTGATAATTTAACGATGGACCATGTAAGACCAAGAAGTATGGGTGGCCAAGACAAAACAAATAATGTCGTTTGTTGTTGTCATAAGTGCAATAAATCAAAGGCTGCAACTAACTGGGAAGATTGGTATTCAAGACAAGACTTTTTTACTCTTGATCGTTATCATGCAATTCGCGAATGGACACAACCTACTTTTGTTGGTCCAATGAAGAGATTAGTTCGCGGCAAAAATGGTAACCCAACAAGGTATGTGATTACACAACCTGCTTAAATAGTTGATAAATAATAAGTAAAATTATAGTATCATGCCTGTCGAAAGGGTTAGTAAATCATTTAAAGACATTAGTATGTCTTTTAGTTTAAATCCTTTGAATTCTGATATAGTTGCTGTCACAAATGTGACTGCGATTAATAGATCGATTCGCAATCTTGTTTTGACTTCTCCTGGAGAAAGACCTTTTTCTCCTAGTCTTGGATCTGAAGTCAGTCGATCTATATTTGCAAATATGGATCCTTTATATGCAGATTTAATTAAAGATCAAATTGAGGAGACAATTCAAAGGTTTGAACCAAGAGTTAATCTAAGAAACGTTGATGTGATACCTAATTATGATAATAATGAATATTCAGTAAGAATTTCATACTTAGTGGTTGGTGTTGATATTCCGCCACAAAAACTTAATTTCGTTCTCCAATCAACAAGGTAAATGTCATTAGTAAATTTTACCGATCTAGACTTTGATCAGGTTAGATCATCTATTATTGACTATTTGAGGTCGAACTCAACGTTCACCGACTATGATTATAGTGGGTCGAATCTTTCGACTATTATTGATGTATTAGCGTATAACACATATATCACATCTTATAATGCCAATATGTTGGCAAATGAGTGTTTCATTGACAGTGCAACACTTAGAGAAAATGTTGTTGCTTTAGCTAGAAACATTGGATACGTACCAAGATCAAGAAAAAGTGCGACAACGAAAATAAGTTTTACTGTAGACACAACCACAATATCTGGTGTTAAACCAAGACAGTTAACACTAAAGAAGGGAATTGTAGCTTCAACTGGATCTACCTTTGGCAATAGATCATTCTCTTTTTGCACAGTTGCTGATATTACTGTTCCCGTAAAGTCAAATGGAATTGCTGCGTTCATAGACATTCCAGTTTATGAAGGTAATTTAATAACAGACTCTTTTACACAACAAGTATATGAACCAGATCAAAGATTTCTTTTGAGTTCAAATGGTGCAGATACATCAACTCTTAGTGTCATCGTTAAAACATCCCAAACTTCAAGTGTACAAAGAACATATAATCAAGCAAATAGTCTTTTTGATGTAGATTCAACATCTGCTGTTTATTGGGTTCAGGAAACTTCTGATGAACAACATGAGTTAATTTTTGGTGATGGTGTATTTGGAAATAAGCTTCAGTATCCAAACTTCATCGAAGCAAGTTATGTTGTTGGTAATGGATCGGATGCTAATCAAATTTCATCAATGTCATTCAGTGGTAGAGTCGTCTATAAGGACGGTTCAACTGAAGTAACTACCAATAGTGGATTTTCTGTTTTAAGTGTCTCAGAACCGACTTACGGTGGGTCTGCAATCGAAAATGTTGATTCTATTAAGAAATATGCAACAAGAATATATGCATCACAAAATCGTGCAGTTACATCTGTAGATTATCAGGCATTAGTTCCAGTCATTTATCCCGAAACCGAATCTGTTGCTGTATTTGGTGGTGAGGAATTAAATCCACCACAGTATGGAAAAGTTTTTATAAGTATTAAACCTTATAATGGAAACTTCCTTTCAAACTTAATTAAGGAGAATATTTTATCAAGTCTTAGAAAGTATACCGTCGCTGGAATTGTTCCACAAATTATCGATCTCAAGTATCTTTATGTTGAAACATTCTCCGATGTTTACTATAACACCAATTTAGCATCGAGTTCTGATACAGTCCAGACAAACATCAGTAGCAATATTCAGGACTATTCTGATTCGGTGGAATTAAACAAATTTGGGGCCAGATTTAAATATTCTCAATATTTGAGAATTATTGATCAAACAGATGAATCGATCACTTCAAACATTACCAAAATACAAATACGTAGAGATTTAAGACCAGTTCTTAATGCATTTACAGAGTATGAAATTTGTTTTGGTAATAGATTCCACATTAAAGATAGAAATGGATATAACATAAAATCTTCTGGTTTCCAAGTTTCTGGAATTGATGGAGTAGTTTACTTGGGAGATTTGCCAAATGCTGATATGTCAACTGGCACATTGTATTTGTTTACATTAAAAAGTTCGTCTCAACCAACAATCGTTAAGAACAACGTTGGTGAAATCGATTATATGACTGGCGAAATTAGAATTTATCCAATTAACATTATTTCTACTGTGGTAAATAGTCAAGTACCTATTATTGAAATATCAGCTATACCATATTCAAATGATGTAATTGGTCTTCAAGATCTTTATTTGCAATTAGATACTACATATAGTGAAATCAAAATGATATCTGATAATATATCTTCTGGTTATAATATTTCTGGATCTAATTATGTTGTGAGTTCTAGTTATTCTGATGCATCTTTTGTTCGTGGAACACCTCTCGTATCAGCTGGTGAAAACAATCAATCTACAAATTTAATTTCACAAAGAGTTATATCAAGTGAAAGTGGACAGGTTATCTATTCGCAACCATCTACAACTTCATCAAGTGGAAGTGTTACCTATTCGCAACCATCTACAACTTCAACCGGATCAGGTTATTAATTAAGATCAAATGGAAAAAAGAGTTAAAATACAACAAATCATTGAGAGCCAACTGCCTCAATTTGTGCGCGATGAGTTTCCTCTTGTATCGCAATTTTTAAAACAATATTATATTTCTCAAGAAGCAAAAGGTCTTCCAGTTGATATTCTTAGCAATATTGATCAATACATTAAACTGGAAGAAACTTGCAATCTTTATGCGACAAGTTCTCTTTTTTCATCAATAGGTAGATCTGATACTACTATTCAACCATTAGATCCAAATTTTACCACAGGATTCCCTGATAGGTATGGTCTCATTCAGATTGACGATGAGATCATAATGTATGAATATAAAGATGATAGGTATTTTTATAACTGTCATCGCGGATTTAGTGGTGTGACATCATTAAGATCCACAAATGATCCATCCAGACTAACGTTTTCAGAATCCAGAGCTACTTTTCATGATGCTGGAACTGAAATAAAGAATTTAAGTGTTTTATTTTTACAAGAATTTTTAAAGAAAACCAAATCCCAGTTCATTCCTGGATTTTCGGATAGAAAACTTGATAGTGCTATCAACAAGAGATTGTTCATTAGCAGATCTCGCGATTTCTATGAATCCAAGGGAACAGATAGATCATTCAAAATTCTCTTTAATGCTCTTTATGGGGAGCCGGTTGATGTAGTCAGACCTAGCGATTATCTTTTTAAACCTTCAGACGCTGGATATTCCATTACAAAAAATCTTGTTGTAGAAGTCATTAGTGGTGATGGACTTGATCTTTTAAATAAAACTTTAATACAAGATGCATATCCTGAATATGGAATTCCAAGCGCTAAGGGAAGTATAACTGATGTTGAAAAATTTATACTAGAAGATAAAACATATTACACATTAAAGTTAGATTTTGATTACAATAAAGACATTAACGCTAGAGGTAGTGTCGATGGTGAATTTCAAATCCATCCCAAAACAAAAATAACTTTTGTTGAGTCATTAAGATCTGAATATCTTACTGTGGATTCCACTATTGGATTTCCAGAAAAAGGCGTTTTATCAGTAAATGACTCTGCAGATGACGAATACAAATTAGCATATTTTAGTAAGAATATTAATCAATTTGAATCTATTCTTCCAGCTAACTCTGCTCCATATACAATATATGGTACAGATGTCAATGTAAGAGGATTTGGACCTAAAGAGGGATGGTTTTATCCATTATTCTTAAACGAATCTGATGCTAGGGATGCGGACGATAACTTAGCTGATCCACATAAACATACTTTTATTGAATATCCTGGCGTAACTTTTTGGATGCCAAGCAATCAGCAAAATCACGCCAAATCGACAACACCAGATACAATAACATATCTGAATGGAAGAAAATTTGATCTTACAAAAGGTGGTGTACCCTCTACATTCAATAGAGAATCTGATGTTGTATTGGATGTTTACGCAAAAGGATATGTAACTCCGACACAATCGGCAGATTCTCTGATAAAAGTTCGTATTGGTGGAGTACTTTCTGGATTAGACATCTATGATACTCCATATGGCATTGAACCAAGAGAAAGAATTTTTATTAAAACTCTTGGATCTAATGTAAAAAATATTAAGACATCGGGATGGATTACCAATACTCCCGTCAGATTAAACGTAAAAAGTATAACTCTCTCTGATCGAGCATCAAATACATATACTATCATAACAACAGATGATCACAGTTTTCAGACCGGAGACTCTGTAATTGTTACAGATAGTTTAGGAAATATTGTAGAAACAACTGTCGGTAGAATTAATAGCGAGAATAACTTTCAAGTTACTGGATCTGTTCTTAATGTAAGTTCTGGAAATACTACTTTTAAAGTTGAAAGATTGATATCAAAAGTTCAGAGTAACTTATATGATACGATTATTGGTTCTTCAGCCAACATTCAAAACATTTATAATGATTTTGAAGATAATGTTTTAATTGCATCAAATTCTCTTCCCAGATATCCACAAGAAGAATTAAATCCATATCTTAAAAAGTATACTCTTTCGGGATCTTATAGTGGAGAGACGATTACATTAACCAGTTCGAGTCAAGATCATGGACTCTTTACTGGAGATTCTGTATATTACAGACCATTTTATGAAACTATTGGGAATTCTTCTGCACAAAATATTAATAAGTTTGATGATATTTCTGAAGGAATATTTTATGTAAAGAGAATTAATTCCAATAGTGTTAAACTCTCTAGATCTCAATCTGATCTTTTTGCAAATAAGTTTGTTAGCTTTACTGGAACTGTAACTAATAATTCTTTAGAATATTATGATTTTAATGCCAAGTATGTTGAACCACAACAAATCGTAAGAAGGATATCCTCAGTAGATAAAAAGACTGGTGAATACGAAACACATCCTGGTTCTATTGGTGTTCTTATTAATGGAACTGAAATCTTAAATTATAAGTCTTCTGATGCTGTATATTATAACTCTATTGAAAGTGTAGATGTCAAATCTCCTGGATTTGGGTATGATATAATTTCTCCTCCAGTTCTTGAAGTTTCTGATTCTGTTGGTGCTGGTGCAACTTTAGTTGCTAATGTTGTTGGTTCTCTTGAAAGAATTGATATTGTTTATCCTGGATTTGATTTCATAGAAAAACCAGTCATTACAATTACTGGAGGAAACGGATCTGGAGCATCTGCGAAGGTAAACACAACATCAATTGAACATAGAATTGATTTCAGATCTGATTTTCCTGTTGGTATTTCTACTGTTCTTCCAGCTTCACAAGGCGGACTGAATATTAATGTTGTTACTAATGAAATTGGTTTTGGAACCTATCATAAATTTAGAGACAACGAAAGAGTAATATATGAAACTTTTAATCAACAAGCAATTGCTGGTTTAACAACGAGCGCTTCTTATTATGTCAAGGTTCTTGACGGAAATACAGTCAAACTACACAAGAATGTGGATGATTCTATTTCTGGAATCAACACTGTATCTCTTGTTGATTATGGAGTGGGTGTACATGCTCTTAAATCGGCAGTAACAAAATCAATCGTAACTAATATTATTGTTGATAATCCTGGATTTGGATATGAAAACAAGAAGAGAGATATTCCTCTTTCGGGAATCAATACTGCTTTAGATTTAATTAGAATTAAATCTCATGGATATAAGACAGGTGAAGAAGTTGTATATGAATCAACCGAAACTTCTATTGGTGGATTAACATCGTCAACTTCTTATATCGTCAAATCTATTGATGAGAATACTTTATCTCTTTATTCAATTGGTGTAGGTCAAACTAATAGAAATCATTATATTGATAATGATATAAAGACAAATTTAACTACTAGTGGAATTGGTTCGCATTTTTTAAATTATCCACCAATTAAAGTTGAAATTAAAGGAAAAGTTGGAGTAAGCACCCTTAGTGATTTTGACTTTAATGCTCAAATTCAACCAATTTTCCGTGGATCTATTGAAACCGTTCAAACAATTAATGGTGGTGTCGGATATGGAGCTTCAGAAATTCTTAATTATGTAAGAGAACCAAATATTACCCCAAATTCAGGAAAAAATGCTCAACTTAGTGTTGTAGTACAAGATAACTCCATTAAAGAAATTTTGATTTTAAATGGTGGATCTGGATATAACTCTCCACCAAATCTTTTAATTAATGGGAGAGGAAAATATGCTAAATTGACACCAATTATTCAGAATGGATCAATCATTGAAGTACGTGTTATCAATGGTGGTATTGAATATGATGAAAACACCACTATTAGTGTAATTGCTGCTGGTCAAAATTCTGTTTTCTCTACAAAAATACAATCGTGGAATGTCAATAACTTCCAAAAATATTATAATATTATAAAGAGTGATGATGGTATTATTGATAATGGATTAGAGGAAAATAGCCTTCAATATTTCCATCTATATGCTCCAAGATCATTAAGACAAAATATTTTTGCCAGATCCATCGACACCGAATCTTTTGGAGATGACTATTCTCCTATTATCAAGTATGGTGTCTATGATCTTATAATTGAATCTGGATCTGAGTCTAATTCTGTAAATCACTCTCCAATTATTGGATGGGCATATGATGGCAATCCAATTTATGGTCCATA